CGCTCAGGAAGATATTCACTTTCAACTTCCATAGCACGACGCTCACCAATTAAGAATCCTGGCTTATAGATCATAGTGCCTAGAACACGATTATTAGCAGTGCTAGATACTGTGTCCATGAACTCAGAAATATATAGTGGGATTCCGTAGATAGCTCCGATAGAACCTGTCAAGTAAGTCGCTTGTGCGCCAAACTTATCTACTGTTTGGAAATCGTTTTCGGTTACAAAGTTATTGTAGCCTTCTACCGATGTTAGCATAACTAGGTTTTCGCCTAAAGATAAGCCGTACTTGCCCATTGCGGCTCTAGCACTTGCTACAGTAGCTGCGTTAGCTTTAGCTGTGTTAGCGTCTGTACCGGTTAGACCAATACCACGATAAACGTTAAGAGCTGTTACAGCACCCGCGTGGTTGATAACACCTTTAATTGGGGAAGCTACACCACCGATACCGCCAGTAGAACCTGCAGATAGAGATTCTGTAGCGTCGAAGCCTGTTAATGCTCCTGTACCACGAAGAAGTACTTTATCCGTGAAACGAGCTAGACGACGTGTAGCTGCGGAACGTAGGAAATCTACTAGTGGAAGAATTGTATCTTCTTCTTCGTCTTTTGCGATGTGAGTTTTAACCATAAATTTGTGAGGTGTTAACTCTACTGATTTTAGCTGGTGCTGATTAGAAGTAGGCACGTTGCTATTTGTATCAGTTGTGTATGTACCGCTTGTAAATTGTGCGATTGCATCATCGGTATCTTCACTTGCGACTGGTACGGAGAAAGCTTTAGCGTTAACACCGATACGGTTGAATAAAGGAGCAACAACTAACTGCTGTCTCATTTCTTCATACACGTTGGTGCTGAATGCGTTTTCAAATGCTTCAACGTTGTTACCAGCGACTACGTCTTTCATACGCATACCGTACTTGGTATCCATTGGGCTCTTGCGTAGTGCTTTAGACAAGAAATATGCATTCGATAGGTCTTTTTGCGAGAACTGTGCGTGGTTACGTGTGCTCTCTTGATAATGCATTTTGCTTGTTGTGAAAGAATCGATTTGCTCACGATATGCTTTCATTTGACCTCTTAATTCTGCTAGTTCTTCAGACAAGCGGGAATTTTCATGGTCTTCATTGCCAGCCTTGATCTTTTCGTCAGACTGCTCAATAATTTTTGCACCAGTCTTTTCGACTAGCTCTGCTACTCTTGGCTCAGATACGTGAGCAGAAACTTTTTTCTCCTCAACTACTGGAGCTTCTGTAGCTTTTGTTTCAACAGTGATGGTATCACCAATTTCCTGTTCTGCCATCTCTTTATTCTCCTTATTATCGGTTAGATAACCGTTTATTTTCAATGCGAAATTTCTATCTTCTTCTTCTGGAAGTTCGATAAGTGCGTTAATAGTTTTAACAAATCTCTGTGCAAGTGAATAATGAGTATCACTCCAAGAGTCTGAATTCATGCTTTTTAAATTCATTAACGAATTCAGAGTTTGTTGTTGGTTGTCTTCTTTTACTTTGCTTTTTAAATTAAATAGCTCTAGCTCTGAAGACTTTACTAAGTCGTTAAATTGAGACTTAATAGTTTGTCTCTCTTTATCAGTAATATTTGTGATATTTGAATGAGTAATCATAGATATATCAAACTTAGTGTTCACATCCCAAGAATTAACTACTGATAAAGTTTCAGCATTAATCTTGATAGTATTATCGCTTGAAACTCCTTGAATGTCAATTTCTTTAAATATGAAATATGGTGATTCGGCGGTAGCAATTTTTTTGATATTATATCGTTTGCCCTCTAGTTTTACCGTATCCCCGTTGTTTAGTTTTGCAGTATCAGCGCTTAGCATGTTATAGAATGGGATAGGAGTATTAGGATCTTCCTCGATAACCTCTTCCTCTACCTCTTTAACCTCTGTTACTTCTTCGGAAGCTTTCTCTACTGCTTCTTCTTGTAGCTCTTTAGCAGTGTCTTCTTCAGTAGAATCTTCTACCTTAAGCTCTTCAGCATCTTCTTTTACAAATTGCTTTTTAAACTCTTCGTAGCTTGAGTCGTCATCAAAAGATTTGCGTATACTAAATAGAGATTCTTGATTAGCAGGTACGCTGACCACACTAATTTCTAAAAGCTCTAATTCTTTAATAAAGAAAGTGTCTTCTGTTCTGTCGTAATCAGCATCTTTAACTCTAAATCCTACACTAAAGCTTTTTAAAGCTCCGTCTTGGATTAAAGTTTGTACTCCGTGCAGCTTTTCTGCTGCATCAGATACAGAACCTTCAACAAAAATACCTTTTTTATCTACTCTAACAGACTCTGCTTTACCGATAGGCTTACTATGATCATGTTGGTATAAAAGAACTGGGTTTTTTCTATAGTTCTCTACCCCCTTTAACCATGCCTCTGGTAAAACAATATCTCCTGTTCTGTCTTTAGTAGATGTATTTGCATATCCTGCAATTTTAAAAGACTTCTTTGAGGAAGATGCTGATTTTACTTCTATGTTATCACTATGGATATAAAATTTTTTATCAGTCATTATCTAACTCCGTTTGCGTTGCATCCTCTACTTTATCACCGTCTTTAGGTCTTCCACCCAACTCTGGGTTTGTAGCACTACCAGTAATATTTTGAGGTATGCGAATTTTTGAAGTGGCTTCTTCCCTGAGTTCAGGGAAGTTTAATTTCAATCTTGCTTCGTCAGCTGTGATTATGCCTGCATTAACTAAAGAGGTATAATATTGGGCTTGAGATTTAAGATCTGGTTGTAGTGCTGGTATGTGCACTAAATCTGGTCTAATTCGTACTGAATTAAAATAATGCGTAAAGGCACTAGTAAATTGATGAACTATAGGTATTATAGTATGCTCATAAAATAATACCTGATTAGAAGATATATTAGCATTATTACCACTTTTTAATAATGTATATGGTACTCCTAAGGCTTTAGCCATGTCTTGCTGTAGCCGCTCTACGCTACTTTCAAAATCTAAACTTTGAAAGTTTACGTCACTAAACTTATCTATTTTTAAGCCACCGTCTAAAATAGCAGGATTTCTAGCCCCATCAAAAATAGTAGTATATGAGTTTCTCCAAGATTGAAGAAGTCTGTCTTTAATCTTAGAGCTTAAAACCGCCTCAGTGGTTAAGACTACTCCCGGTATAGCATTATTCTTAAAGAACTGTCTTTGGAACTTAAGTAAGGCATAGTATAAGTTTATTAGGTCTGATAAGCTTCTTAACCTACTTCTTCCTCTAAATATACTATCATCACTGTCATCTTTTACATGAATTACTTCTGCTGAGTCAAAGTATATCTCAGTACTCTCTTTAGTTCCTCTGCTAGAAGAGGGAGTACCCGAAGAAGAACCAAAAGGTTCAAACCCTGAGTCATAGCTAGACCCTGAACCACTTACTAAATAAGTATAACCTTTTACAAATCTTTTAGCGTCTGTTACAATCTCAACATCGTTAGCAGGTAGTATATATAAATCTTTTCCATCATAGTAGAAAAAAGCATTACCATCTAATAAAAGATCTAGTATTGCTCTTCTAAAAAATCTAGCTCTATCCTCAAAAGGGTTTGGGCGTTCATTTAATAATCTGTCTAACTTTTTTACTGGTCCGCCTTGGCTTCCAGGCTCTACTGCGTAAGGAATACCTACTACAGCATTAATCATCATTTCAACGCATCTGTGTATAATCTCAACCTGATCATACGCTGTTCTAAAATCTACATTGCTCTCTGGCTGAATTAGAGGCTCTTGGCTTTGTAGATACGGCTGGATAGGGTTTAACTTTTCTCTAATCCAATTTATAGGCCCTGCCATTCTATTCTCCAAATTTAACTTTTTGACTCTCTAACCAGTCTTTTACTTTTTGAGACCTCCAATTAGAATATCTAGCACCATAAATGTTGTGTAATCTTTGGTGGTGGTTTTTACACAGAGTATATAAGTTACCAGAGCCTAGCAGTTCTTTATGTTCTTCATAAAATACTACTCTAAGTTCTTTTACTTTTTCTAAAGTTAACCTACTAGAATCTATTTTGAAACTATCTAACCAAGAATTCCATAGCTCTGATATACTATATAAATGATGTAGCTCTAATTCTGTTTCTGCACCACAAATATAACACCCAGAGTCGTATACATAATCTTTTTTTATGAAGTCTCTAACGTACTTAACAGGTAATCTTTTCAGGTCTGACATTTTTCTTAATTATAGCTCTCATTTTGGTTGCAGTCAAAAATTTATTTTCTATCTTTTCTTCTTTACATACTTCTTAGAGGGTATAGTACTTGTTCCCCGAGCCTTACTGCTCTTCTTAGGACTACTCTTTTTAATACCCTCTAAGGTATGAAGAGCTATCTTTACAGGATAGCCGTTTTTTCTTAAAGACTTAACGTCTTTTTTTAATGTTTTAACGGTATGCTTCTTTCTAATAGGGAACATACCGTTTTTAGTTTTGTTCATTTTTCTAGGCATAGATACCCACGGCAGAAGTCTTAGTATAAGAATAAATAGCATATCGTAAAGCATCGCAACAGTGAGAAGTCCAATCGTGTAAGGGTTTTGCTTTTTCCCCTTTTGTATTCCATCTGTAGCCATTTACACTAGCGTATGTGCGTTCTGCATCCTCTTCATCAAAAAATAAGGTTCCGTTCTCTACAAGAACCTGTAAGAAACTTATACCGTCGTTTACAGATTTAACTGCGTTCTCACAAAAAATATCATAGTCATAGGCTAAGTCAGCTTTTGTTTGTGCCGCCGCCGAATCAATATAGATATTCTCAACCTGCCACTGTTCTACCATTTCTTGAATTACTTCTGCGTGAGAAGAAGTAGTCCCTTCAGAAGCTATGTACTCATCTACTACAAAATAATTGCTCCCATCAGTAGCAACTACAACAAAGGCAGTATCGTCTCTAAAGCCCATATCTAACCCTGCTATAAAAGTATATCTTGAATCGCCAGGTTCTATATATTTTTTAGTGTTTATTAAGTGAATTGAGTCTTCAACTTTATAGATTTGACCCTCAAAGCTTACCCAGTCACAGTAATACTCTTGCTTAAAAATAGTAGGAGGCAGTGTTTTCTTAGCTTCTTCAATATCTGCTTCTTTTAGTGCAGGATTAACGTGCCAAGGGTATAAACCACTTCCCCATTCGTTATAATGAGTGTCGTCTCCTCTAGTATAGTAACTATATAAGTAATTCTGTTTACCTCTAGGAGTAGAAATAAATAGTGCTCTAGATCCTTCATAGGTCGATAGAGCAGGTCTTAGATCTCTAGTAAAATACTCATCGTCTGGTATGATAGCAGCCTCGTCTACGATAAGAAGATTTGCTGCCCTACCTACGAGGCTCGATCTGTTATTAGCAGATAGTAGCCTAAAAGTACTATCATTAACTAGCCTAACAACTCTATCTTTCAGATTCAAACGTTTTGTTTCGATACCAAAGGCTTGAATAAGCTCAGTAGTGTAATCCCAGATAATTGAGGATAAGTTATAGTCTGGCGCTACTACTAGAACCTGTTGATTAGGTTCTAGTAGCTTTGCTAATGCTAGTACTGCTGCCGCACTAGACTTTCCTGTTCTTCTGGCAGATATATGTACCCAGAATCTATTATCTTCTAATCCTTGAAGCATAGCTGCTTGACTAGGATTAAACTCTGTAAACCCGAACTTAGCAGGTAATTTAGAAGTTAGTTTATCTACGGGTACTTTAAAATAGTTATCTGACATTATTCTACGGTAATACTTAATTCGCTCTCACTCAGAGAAGTTAAAGATAAAATAACATTATCCGTACCGTCTGTAATAGTACCTCCGTTTAAGGTAATAGAGGTATTTGCATCTAGGGAAATCTCAGTTCCCGAGCTTGCTGCTTGTGTTTTTGTAAATGTAATAGAGTTGAAGTTACTCGTTTGATAATCTAAGGTACTTGTAATACCCCCTACACTCACATCTAGCTGAGGGGTGCCAGTAATAATAAGACCTTTTCTTGCAAAAACTACTCGTGCGGTAATAGTACCGCTATCATAACTTACATAAGCCTCTGCAGGCTGCTGAGTGTAGTTATTAGTCATTGTATCGTACCAATCTCCCAACAGTGTAGTAACTTCTGCGTCTGTTAAGGTTGTAGGCTCTTCTTCTATATTAGCTACCTCTCCATAGTTAACCATAGGAAAAGACGCATGAAGGCTTAATCCTCTATCTATAACATCTTGTCTGGTCATTACAGATAAAGAATCGGGCACATAAAATTCTCTTTCTGCAAGATTAGGTACCCATCCTAAGTACGTAAAGTTTGATGGATTAAACCAATGACCTCCGTCTCTAATAAAAGAAGGGGCGCGCTTAGCGTCACCTCTTCCAACTTGTTCTAACATATATTCAACTATCATAATAGTCTCCTCTTATTCTGATTTAAATAAGGCTTTATCAAGAATAGTGTGCTCAAGACCCTGAAGTTGCATTCGCACTTCATCTACTTTTAGTTGATCTATCAGTTTGTCGCACATAGTGTCTAAAAAGTTGTACATTCCTGTGACAGTATAATCGTCACTTTGTTCTTCTTCTTGCAGATAATGTATCATATCCTGAAATACTTTTCCTGGATTAGCCCCGATCTGCTCTAAATATTCTTGTTCGCCCTTAGTAATGCGTCCACTCTGTCTAATATCTCTTAGACACTGCACTAAGCTTCTTTTTAAGTGGCTTTTAGCTTCCTCTTGCTCAAAGTCTGCCTCGCTGTAACCTTCATAAGGTCTTTTTAGCTGATCATAAAGCTCTGAAAGGGTAATAACATCTTTCATAGCTCCCTCTACATACTTCATTCCTGAAGCACTTTGAGACTTCATCTGGGCTAGCTCAATTTCTAATAACTCTCTTTTATTAGGGTTTTGTTCTTTTTGTATCTGTTCTTCTTTAATCTTAATTTTAGCTTGGGTTTTTAGCCAGTTCCATTTTGCCTCTTCTAACGCTTCTCGTTTAGAAGAAACTTCTGCACTCACTTGTCGTAGGTTTTTAAATGGTGCAGCGTAGCTTAAATTAATGTGTCTCCATGTCCACTGAGAGTGTGAACGGTTCCAAATACGCTCTGTTTCTTGACAATTTAAAATAGCTAGTTCTGCTAATTGCGCATTCTCTGCTAAAGTTCTATTGCCAAAGCTTTGCACGTAAGGAAGATTTTCTGCAGAAAAAACATCACTAAGATGTGTTGTTTGAGCATCCTGAATCCATACGCTTAAGTCTTTATTTTCGTTTTTTTCGCTGTAACTTGTGACTTCGTTAGTCATTTGTTCCCCTCATTTCTAAGTCTAATAGGATCCCACTGTTTAGGATCTTCAGCTGGTTGTGCCTCAAAAGAATTAGGCGCTAAATGAAACTTTCTAAGACTAGTCCCAAATACGTCTTCTAATTCTTTTCTATTCTTTATTGGAAGCCCTAAAGGGATATAAGAATCTGTAGGTCTGCAAGCTATTACAGCTTTACAAGTAGCCCAATCTAGTTTTTTAAGGGCAGCTAATCTTTGCATACCCATACCCACATGATAGACAATACCATTATCTAATTTATTTATAGCACATAATGGATATTTTAACCCATCTGCTAGTAGACTGTCAATTATAATTTTCTGCATTTCTAAAAACTCTGGACGAGACTTATAAAAAGATGCAGGTCTAGGAAAGGCAGGAGTTAAAGCTTCAACAGGAAAATCCTCAACATAAACTAAGTACACTATACTTGATTTCCCCCCGTTGAATATCCTGATACGGTACTATTAATTGTCATCTATTATAATCCTGTGCTATATTGGTAAACTCTGTCAAGTTGTCGGCCTATTAGGTACATCTTAGTTCCATCGGTGCTGAAAGCAAAACTCTGGGGAGAAGTATCCTGACTAGAGACACTAAAACTAACACTATCATACGAGGCGGTGCTTAGGTCGAAGCCTGTGGATAAAGTGTATTGATACCCTTTGATAGAGTTACTTCCCAAAATATACATTTTAGTGCCCTCAGAGTTGAAGGCTAGATCAATGGGAACAAGATCCTGACTACTTACGCTGAAGCTGACACTATCGTAGGAGGCTGTACTCAAGTCAAAAGCTGTAGACAAAGTATATTGATATACACTTGCATTGGCATAACCAACCATGTACATCTTAGTGCCATCAGAGTTGAAGGCTAGGCCATAAGGAACAGTATCCTGACTACTTACGCTGAAGCTGACACTATCGTAGGAGGCTGTACTTAAGTCAAAAGCTGTAGATAGGCTGTATTGAAATATAGTGTCATTTGCAAGGCCAGAAATATACATCTTGCTGCCATCAGTGTTGAATGCCATTCCAAAGGGAATACTATCCTGACTATTTACGTTAAGGCTAACACTATCATATGAGGCTGTACTTAAGTCAAAAGCTGTAGACAAACTGTATTGATATACACTGTCATTGCCAGTCCCAACTATGTACATCTTAGTGCCATCAGAGCTGAAGGCTAGGCCAGAGGGAGAAGTATCCTGAGAATTTACACTAAAGTTAACACTGTCGGAAGTTACATTAGACAGATCAACAGTCCAGCTACCAGGAAAAACAGTCCAAGAAGCGTCATTTGCTACCTGACCGTCTGAAAGATAACTAAAGCTGTAGCTATAAGTAACATTAGACGTTACTACTACACCTTCTCCTGGGGAAGAGTTAGCAGCAAGATTCTCTAAAAAATCTTGGTACCTAACTCTCCTAACTTCTTGTCCTCCTACTGTGGTAGGTCCTGTAAGTTTAGCCATTACCTAAAATGAGTTGTTCCTTGAATCCAGATAACCAAGCTCCAGCGAGTGCCTTTAGTTACGGGAGATACTCTATGGCTCATATAACTAGGAAACATTACTACTGTGCCTTGTTTTTTGGGGGCGATATGATTATTACCGTCAAAGACTTCTAACTCTCCTCCTTCATACTCATCTTCATCACTTAATTGAATGATGTATGAGATTTTTCTGCCTGTAGCATTACCGCCACTGATATCAATATGCCAATCATAGTGCTGCTGAGTAGCGTCTGTATACCTAAGTACTTGTAGATCATGCAAAATTCCTTGTAAATCAAAATTAAATCCATTTTTATTAGCATAGTCTACTTGATATAAAATCTTACGGTAAATGCCATCTGTCATTTCGTCTCTAGGCATACCAACAAGATATACGTCTCTTGTACTACGTCTCACCTCATTTTCATTACCAGAGCCTACAGAAGCGAACTGAGGTGTTTTGTTTTCTGCCCACTTTCTAATCCACATACACTCTTCAGGAGTAAAGTATAGATTAGTGTCGTCAGGGCAAGTGTTTTTATCGTGCACAATAATAGATGGAATAGGTGGTAGTTCTTTTTGTAAAAGTAACATATTAAGCCTCAAAAGTAAATGGTTTTAATGTAGTAGAAGGTGAGTCTTTTACTACAGTTTTTGTTTCTTGTTCTACCGGTCTAGCACCGTTTGCATATTCAATAATTCTTTTTGTTTGTTTATCATATTCTGTAGAGGATTTAAAAATACCTAAGCTCGGACGCCCATCTTTAGCGTGTTCCTTAGCGTGAGGACCATTAGCTTTAACATAGTGAAAGAATACTTGTACCTGCCATTGCCCTTCAAACCTATCGCGCCAGTGAGGTACCTGCTCTCCTTGATACATCATAAGTTCTCCTACACCAATCATGATAGGATTGCCTACTTTCTCTTTAGAGCCTGGAGTGCCTACATAGATAGGCCATAATTCTTTAATGTCGGCTAGCCCAAGAGTCATAGTCCCAGAAATTTCACAGCTAGGACGGTCTACATGCCACTCTAAAACTTCTCCTGGCTCATAGATACGTGCATATGTATAAGCAGGTACAAGCTCTTCTCCTAACATTTTAGATAGGCTAGGGGCCATCTTACGTAGAATAGAGTCAAAAGCAGGGTCACCATAAATGCTCCAACTTTTAGGGCATTGAGTGTCAGTACCTCCAAGAGCTACAGGAGGCTCTAAGTAGCCTGCTTCTTTTTTTAGAAACATATAATCAGTTAAATGCTCACAAGTTTCTTTTTGTAGTACGCCGTCAAATACGATATACTTATTTTGCTTAAATACCTCTGCGGGTGTCATATTTTTACCTTTCTTATGGTTAATCTAGTGTTACACGCCACTTCACTTTCCAAGAAGCGGCTGGGTTATTTACGGGATTAGGTGTCATCCCTGGTGCTATATAAGGACCTACGCCTGGGGCTTTAGTTACGTAAAAGTTTACATAACTTGTAGCAGGTGCGCTAGCTGGATTAGGAGTACCCATAGGTCTATAAGTTCCATCATCTGCGGTATTTGAAAGTTGCGACCCTGTAGGTGACCCTGTCCAGTACATTTTTACCCATTCTGTGGAAGCGCTTAAATCTCCCGCAGCTTGAACATCTGATACAGTAATAGTACTAAAAGATGAAAAGTGGGTAGCTTGAGGCTCAGTGGGCCCACTAACTTTAGTTACTGATGTAAAAGAGTATGGTCCAGGAGCGGTACTTAATGCTCCTGTACTTGTATCGATCTCAAGTATCTGAGGAGCAGGGTTATAAAACATTTCTATGTCGTAAACTGAGGGAGTAGGCGTAGGTGTTGGCGTAGGTGTTGGCGTAGGTGTTGGCGTAGGTGTTGGAGAATTTTCCACTACAGAGTAGTAGATACCTCCTGCAGCACCCGATCTAGGAGAAGTAGGCGGATTGTTGGTTGACCCTCCAGGAGGGCTACCATTACCCCAATAACCCCAACCTCCTTTACCTACGGCAGTAGGGTTAGAGGCTAGTGCCGGATTAACACTGCCTGCACTACCAGGATTATTAGTCGAAGGATAAAACCTAAGGTTATTAACATTAGCAGGCCCTAACACACCATTAGTAGCAGGATCTCCAGCACCTGTAGTTCCTTGAGAACCTCCGCTAGCAGTAACAGTAGTGATAGTAGGGTGGCTGATATCACTAGCAGATCCCGCCCCAAAAGGGGTTACGCCGGCAATAGTATAGTTAAAAGTAAAAGGACCAGAAGCAGGGATAACAAAGCTGCCCCCTTGGATGCTTCCTGCCCCTCCGCCTCCTCCTCCAGGGCTCCCTCCTATGTGGTACTGGTAAGCTGTAGGAGTAGGATAATTAACAGCAGGGTAAGTAGCATAAGGGCCTAGAGGTCCTGGAGTTATCCCGTCCTTGGCATAGGGAGAACCTGCTAAACCCCCAGCACCTCCGGAACCTACTAACTCGTAAGTAACTGTATACCCTGCAGTACTAGGAGGTAAAGCTTCGCTACCAGTAGTGGTAGTTTGATTAGTAAAAGGAGTAAAAGTTGGGGTGGGCGTAGGTGTTGGAGTAGGTGTTGGAGTAGGTGTTGGAGTAGGTGTTGGAGTAGGTGTTGGCGTAGCGGTACTAAATTCTATGTTAGGCTCTAAAGCTGCGGGGACCGCTTCCCATCTAAGAGTACCATTTGAATATTTATACAGATAGTACAGATCAGGGGAATTAGATCCAGCCACAGAAGTATTTAGCTCTACGTTTCCTGTGTAGATCTGAGAACCATCTACTTTAGAGTCTGGTGTTAATTTTGCCATTAATAATTTCCTATGAATTCTGAGAAGAGGAATATGTAGTTCCCACCGATAAAGAGGCAGGGATAGTCGTAGCAGGGGTATCAGAGCTAAAAGGGTACTTATCTATACTAGTTCCGAATGCTGGAGATAAAAAGGGATTAACACCTCCCGAACTATATCCATCAGTAGTACTAGAATTACCCCCTCCTGCAAGTTGTCTAGCCCATGTAAGGTCTCCAACACTTGAAGACGTGCTTGAGGATGAGAATGTAAATTTTTCTATATTTGACGAATTAGCTTGACTTATAAGCCCACCAGTGGTATAACCGTGTGTAGAACTAGAGCTGCCTGAAGATCTCTGACGTGCTTGTGTTAATTCTCCTATATCTGTAGAAGGGGAATTAGAGGAAAAAGGAAAACGTTGGATAACGTCTGATACTGGAGTAGCCGGCGGATTTGATCCTCCACTAACGTACCCATCTGTAGAACTTGAATGCCCTGCATGATACATACTAGTCTGCACTATACTTCCTATGTTTGAGGCTGAGCCTTCACTTGTATAAGGAAATTTATCTATAGTAGCCACATATACAAAGGGAGGACCTTGTCTACCACCAGAAGCATACCCATAAGATGTAGAAGAATGACCGGCACCACCAAATGTTGCTGAACTTAAAGTTCCTACTGAGGAAGAGGGGTTAAGATCAGCAAAAGAAAATTTTTCTATAGCGTCTGTAGAAGTGATCCCTAAGGGAATATCCCCTGTAGGTACTCTTCTACCTCCTGCGGTATAACCATGTGTAGTACTATTAAAGCCTCCCATTATATATATATTAGGCGCTATTAAATTTTTTACATTAGTCATTGAAGTACCGTTAACAAACGGGAAAGATTGTATACTGTCTGTGGTGGTACTAGGGCTAATGCTAATTTGTCCTCCTGATATATAACCCTCTGTATCTCCGTAGGCTACAACAGTATCTGCAGCTAAGTACCCATACTGTATAGTACCATTTGCGTGCTTAAAAATAGCAGCGCCAGACTTAGCAGTAGCACCCAAGTCTGGCAATTCGTAAAATACATTAGAGGTTATTGCATCATCTTGGGTAGTGAAGATAACATTAGAGCCTAACGTCGAATTAGGTGATAATACTGCCACGTTTTAACTCCTCTATTTCTAGTTTTAGCTCTTGAATTGCACTAATTAGTGCGGGTACTAGTCTAGTATACTGAATAGCTGAATTTCCAAGAGATACTGCTTGGGGAATTACATTTGCTACTTCTTCTGCTATCAGTCCGTATTCATGATTTCTTGAGTCTATCTTATCATACTCTACAGGTCGGAGCAACATTAATTTATCTAGTTGATTGTTCAGTGGTATAATATTTTCTTTTAACCGTACAGATGAAGATTCTGTTAGAGTCCCTCCAATAAGAGTATCAGAAGAAATATATGCGTTACCTGTAACATGTAACGTAGATGTTGAAGGGTTAGTGGCACCCCCCGCTACAAGAGCTGTAGTAGCTGCAATTGTAGGGGTGGTATTGTCTATTAATTTATTCCAACTTCCGTTATGAGAAAAATACCCAGCACCTGTAGCATGGACATGGGCAAACATACCATGATAAGTAGTAGCACTAGGTAGGTCTACCTCATTTGAATACATATTAGAGTACAGTATTTTGTCACTATAAATAGTCGATACTACATTTAGGTTATTAAAATACCCACTAGAATACGTACTTAGCGCATTACCTACTACTCCCGTAAGATTAGCACTAGGGGTTAGTAAATCTAAGTTAACAGGAGTTACATTACCGTTAACAGTGTCAATAGCTGTGTTAAGAGTTGTATAAGTATTATATAAATTTGCAGTAACAGTTGTATAAGTTGTGTAATCATTCGCTGCGCTATCAGGCGCAGCACTTGTATTAGCGCTTACTGTATTTATAAGCCCTAGAAGGGTAGTATAGGTTGAATAGTCGTTAGCAGCAGGATCAATGCCAATATCGGCAAAGGTTAAGTTTCCACTACCATCAGTTTGTAAAAATTGGTTAGAAGTACCATCGCTGGTTGGAAACTTGTATGCATTGTTAAATGTAATAGCACCGCCATCGTTACCATCAATCTTAAATTGCACATCATCATTTGTACTGGCTTCAACTGATGTACCGTCTGTGGTAACCGCAACCGTAAACTGTGTTCTGTTGGCATTGTTGGCGTTGTCAAAAGCAAACTGTCCACCTACAATAAGCGCTGAACCATTCCAATATTCGTGATTACTCCTATAAAGATAATCACCTGATTGTATAGCAAGTGGTGAGGCAATTGTACCTCTGTATCTTCTTGTTCTTAAATCTGGAGCGTCAACACTGTCATTGTACTGCTCCATACGAATTTGTGCTGTTTGAGCACCTTCGCCTGTCATATGTAATGTTACTTCTGGTGATGTTTGGTTAATACCCACATAGTTGTTGCTTGGGTCAATGTTAAGTGTGTCATCACTTACAATACTAGTTCCATCCGAACCTATAATTAGCAGTTCGTTAGCAGCTGAATCGGGTAATGAGTTTACATTAGAGTTAACAGTGTTAATAAGGCTATAAAGGGTAGTATAAGTTGAATAGTCGTTAGCAGCTGAATCGGGTAATGCGTCTACATTAGAGTTAACAGTGTTAATAAGGCTAGAAAGGGTAGTATAGGTTGCATAGTCGTTAGACAGCACATTTACAGAATTAATAATTGCTTTGGCGGCTACAATCTCGTCAGCCTCAAAAGTAGCCAATGCAAAGCTACCGTGAGAAGTATCTATATAAGGGCTTTCATCGGGTTCAAGGGTGTACCCTTCATAAACTTTCCATCTCCCGTCAGTAGCGTCTCTAAAAAATCCTGCGTGCTGATAGGTGCCATCATTATAGTTGCCTGCAAATCCTAAATCTGGATTAGTAACTGTATTGTTGGCGTTAAGATAAATCATGTTATCTTCAAGGGACAATTCAGAAGCGTTTACTGTAACTACATTGCCTGAAACAGTTAAGTTACCTTCGATAGTTACACTGCCCCCCACTTCTAGTTCTTCTTCAATATTAAAGCTAGTAAATCTGCCAGAAGACCAAGTAAATAGTGCATTTCCTACATACCCTGAATTATCACTAGCAGGGATTACACTGCCTGTAGAGATACTGGTGTCTATATTACTCTGTATCGTGTCTATATTAGTATTAGCACCTTCTATACCTGCAATAAGGTCACTGACTGAGGTATTAGACCCTGCATCAAGAGCATTAATCCTAGTATCTAAAGAATTCCATGTGCTATATAAATTTGCAGTAACAGTAGTATAAGTTGAATAGTCATTTGCCGCTGAATCAGGTAATGCGTCTACATTAGCGTTAACAGTGTCAATAAGACTAGAAAGGGAAGTATAGGTTGAGTAGTCGTTAGCAGCTGAATCAGGTAATGCGTCTACATTAGCGTTAACAGTGTCAATAAGACCAGAAAGGGTAGTATAAGTTGAATAGTCATTTGCCGCTGAATCAGGTAATGCGTCTACATTAGCGTTAACAGTGTTAATAAGACCAGAAAGGGTAGTATAAGTTGAATAGTCATTTGCCGCTGAATCAGGTAATGCGTCTACATTAGAGTTAACAGTGTTAATAAGACCAGAAAGGGCAGTATAGGTTGTATGATCGTTAGCATTGGTCCAAGTGTTAGAAGCGTCTCCGCTACCACTACCCACTTCTTGACCATTAAAATACAAAGAACCCCCTATAGAATATAGACGGTTCGTGTTATCTTTTAATTCAGAAATATTAGGAAAATAAGCAATGCTATTTCCTAGTCTTTTTAAGTACATTAACTTATCTCCAAAGCACTCACAGTAACTTCTAAATTAGCTCCTCTTACATAGAGGCTATCTCCTGCCTCAAGATTTAACGGCTTATCTAGAATAAGTGTTTCCCCCTCAGGAATAGATGCATTACGCGCAATATGAGTAGTAGATGAGGCGCTAGTATCATTTACTTTTACATTTGAATAGGTAGTATTCTCTCCTACATTAGTAAGATAGATAGAATGTATAACAATAGTAGTAGCAGTCGCTGCAGTATTTATGAGCGTGTCATTGGTACTACTAATAGTAGAAGATGAAATTAGTTTGAAATTATTTGTTGCCATAGTGTATTGTCCTATATTCTTTACGAGAAGTCAAATTTTTTTAAACAAAGATTTATTAATATTGTTGTACTGCAGTGTAGTCTATAATGGTTGACTTTATAAGTCTTTGTTAATCTTGTTGGCCTGTACATGCGTATCTACCCTGAGTAAGATTGCCGATTGCAGAAGCAGGCCCTCCAGAAGAAAAAGGAAACTTGTCTATAGTAGCCGACGATCCTGTAGAGCCAGAGGTATAACCATGAGTAGTAGAAGATTGTCCTGCTGCATACCATTTAACAGGGGATGACATGGTTCCTACCGAAGTAGCGCTACTATCAGAGGAAAAAGAGAATTCTTCAATAAGATTGTTTTTTCCTTGATACCCGTGAGAATTACTATTTGTACCTATCCCTCCAAAATTAGCAGCTGTTAATTCTCCTACATCAGTAGCATTTGTATCAGAACTGAAAGGGAATTTCTCGATTGTATCTACGGCGGGGACGTTGTGGCCCGTAGCGTATCCATGAGTAGCAGAACTCTGACCAGCGCCATACATTCCATTTGGGGCTAGAGTATTGCCTACTGATGCTGCATTTGTATCAGAGGCAAAAGGGAACTTATCAATAATACCACCACCGCCATTTGAATAACCGCTTACAGGACTCTCATTACCTACACATCCGCTTCTTGCCTGGGTTAAGCTACCTACAGTAGAAGCGTTTGAATCAGAGGTAAAAGGAAACTTGTCGATTGTGTCTACAGAACCTGGAATCGTCCCACCAGAAGTATAACCGTGAGTAGAACTAGATTGTCCTGCCATTTTTTTCCTAGATTGCGTAAGATCCCCTACGTCAGTTGCGTTTCCATCAGCACTGAACGAAAACTTATCAATTGTGTTTACTGATGTAGAAATGCCGCCTCCAGAAGTATAACCGCTGATTGAGCCTTGTGCTGAAGGGGGTAATACCCTAATGGTTAAGCTTGTTTTATAACCTCCTATACTAAATCCATCGTACACATGCAGTGAGTTAGAGGTTGTATTAAAAAGAAACTGACCGTTAGCACCAGCTGTATTACTAGCTACTGCGTCATTTGCTCTAATATCTATGTTTGAGGGGGTTATAAAATCTACCATTAGTATTGTGCTCCTGTTGCTCTCTGTCTCGAAATATTTAAACTTGATGGCCAGTGCCTATAGCGGATCCTGTAATAAAGGATGAGGCAATATTAGTCGCATTGCCATCAGAAGCAAAAGAAAATTTATCTGTTGTACTATAAGTAACATATCCGTCAGTGGATGAATTTTGGGAAGAAGCTACGTAATTGCCAAATGTCAAGTTGCCAATATTAGATGCATTTGTATCAGTAGCAAAAGGAAACTTTTGGATCCCGGTGGTTCCGACGCTCCCCGCTTGGCCCGAAACATATCCATTTTCTCCACTAGAATTACCTGTCGAATAGCCTGTATTGCCCGGTAAATCACCAACATCAGTTGCATTTGTATCAGATGCAAAGGGAAATTTGTCAATAACATTGGCGTTATATCCGCCGGCTCTATAACCATGTGTTGTTGACGCTTGCCCTGTTGCGGTGTAAGCAGTTGTAGTTAAATCGCCAACGTCCGTTGCGTTACCATCAGCTGCAAAAGAAAATTTGTCAATTATATTAGAAATAGCCGGTACAGCAACACCACCAGAAGTATATCCTGATACTGTAGATGATGAGCCGGAACCGCTCCGGCGCGCAACAGTTAAATCGCCCACGTCGTTAGAGCTACTAGCAAGTGGGAAAGAAAACTTTTGGATAACATTCTGAGTACCGTATACAGGCCCTGATGAATAACCATTTTCTCTGCTAGAATTTGCCGCCGCATCGCCGGAAGGGTATGTTAATGCAGTTGGTCCTACACTCGTAGTAGTTTCAGACGCAAATGGATATAAATCAATGCCTGATTGATTACCGCCCCCAGCGGAATATCCATAGCTAGAACCTTGCATCTGACTAATAGTAGGACCAGTCTGAACTAAAGTGTTACTAAACTTATTCCCAAAGCCATCATGAATGTACAGCTTGCCTGTTTCATAGTTATAAGATATTTGACCGTTAGCACCCGCAGTGTTTGCTAGAGTGTAAGAGTTCATAGAAATATCAAATAATTGTGTGTTAAATTTTGTTATCATACTATAAAGCCCATCCCCATAAACTGAGTAGGTTGGCTACAGCCGCCGCCGTAGCCACCCCAGTTAGAATTACCAATAAGCGGTCTAAGTACAGGAGTAGCATTACAGTTACATCCTGCTCCTTCTTCAAAGTAAAAATAAGGAGAGTTGGACCACGTAGAGATACTTCCAGAGTTAGGACTACCGCAAGAAAATGCTACTGACCATCCTGAGGATGCTGTATATCCCACCCCTGTAGATAATGCGTTTTGGAATGCTGCAATTTGAGTAGTGTCTGTGAGAGTATGAGTAGGAGTAATTTCTCCAAGCCCTTGACTAAAGTAAGAACGCAACTCTGTTACATTAGAAGCGGCTACAAAAGAGTCTAACCAAGTTGCGTACTCAAACTCATAAGTAAATTTATTAGACGTATTAGAATCAAACTCAGTATAAAATTTAGTCTCTACAGGCCCTGAAACTCCCCCTCCGGCACCCTCTGCCTCAAAAGAACGAATAAAGCCTCCAAGAGTGACTCCATCATATATGTGAAGCTGATTATCTTCATAGTTCCACTTAAAAGACCCTGCAGGTCCTACAGTAGTGGATGCTTCTTGTGCATTAGCACTAATTGCAAGAAGAGAGGAAGAAGGTTTATATAGAGGCATTATTAATTCCTTATTATACTATTACTTTTAGCAGGTTTAAATCTGTATCACTATCGTAAGAGGTTATATAAGCAACCTCATCGTGTATTGCGAATTGATCTCTGCTATTAATTGTACCTATACCTACACCCCCTACAAGTAGGTAGTTGTCTATATTAGATCCAAAAGTATTCGTCCAGGCACTACCAGAGAAAGTTAACGCCCTAAAAAAGTTTTCAGGAGTATAATAGTTGATAAATATATTATCATAATCATCTTTCCAGACTTGAGGGTAAGATTGACTTGGCGTGCCGTAAGCAACAGGAGTGCTTGCAAATGTAGAACCTACAGGCCCTGTAGCATTTGTATCGTCATAGAGTTGCGCTGCGTACACACCAGTAAAATAGTCCCATACAAAGTACTTAGCAGAGCCTACTGTAATAATTGCGCCGCTGCGCTGGTTAAGCCCTCTCCAAGAAGAATTAGTAGATGAAGTAGCTGTTGAAACTGTACCGCCGTCTAAATATTCTCCTATTTTAGCTTGCCCTACAAAACCATTCTGATGAAATACCATTAACCACTTGTTTGTAACTGCCCAAGCACGGCTATAGGTTGCCATATTATGAGTAAACTCAGTACTGAGAGCTGAAGGGTCCGTAATGTTCACTACAGTAAAATAAGGATGTTGAGCACAGATCAAGTATGTGTTTCCATCGTCTCGAGTCCAAAGCCTAACTTCTCCTCCTATACCATCGACGCTCGTGCCTGTAATAGTATCTAAGGTAGAAAGAGAAGCTCCGTCAAACGACGCTGAGTATAGATTATTACCATCGCAGTAAAACAGAGTGTCTCCGTAACCTATAAAAGCAGCTGGTGCCCACCCATTAATAGATTGAGTGTCTATATATGAAGGGCTTGTTTTATTGTCTCCTTGAATATCATATATTTTAAGATTAGTGTGTGGATTAGATGTAGAAGGAGCATCTACAAATAAGTATTTAGATGTAGTAACAATAATTCTAGACCTATCTGCATAAGATGTGAGGCCAGAAGCTAAAGTTTCTACTAAAGAGACAGTCTTAGTGGCTGAGGCGTCTGAAAATCCCTTAGCAAAAAAAGGAGAAACTACAGATTGTGTTGCAGTATTAGATGCATAACCACCAATTGTAGATCCATCATATACATACAGTCGTTTGGTCTCATAATCCCAAGCTATAGTTCCGTTAGAGGCTGCTATAGAATTAGCGCCTGCGGAAGTAGTTACTAAAACATTAGAGGTTTGTAGGTGGCGAATACCGACAGAAATGTCTTTGGGGAGAGGGTCTGTATTAGAAAGGGTTAAGGAGGTACCCTCTACTGTATACTGATCTGTATGTTGAAGAATACCATCTAAATATACTAGTAAATTATCTCTAGAATTAATAGCAGAGCCTAGCACAAAAGAATTAGAGTCTGCATAAGCTGAATTAGCGTTAGTACTGCTTAGGTATTTGATACTCTCGCTTAACACAACAGAGTTTGAATACCCACCAGTAGTAAAAGTAGAATTAGCATACGCAGCAAAACTATCTACGTTTGAAGATACGCCATCACTCTGAGAGCGCAGAGCAATCTCAGAGTCGGTAGAAGGTTCTATTTGGGATAAACGAAGATTTATTAGGTTCATGTTCTATACTTGTTGCCCTACAACCCTGGTTCTAGCTATTGTCAAATCACTAACATCAGTTGCATTGCCGTCAGCTGCAAATGGAAATTTGTCAATTACATTTGAGTTGGCTGGACCTGAACCACCTGAAGTATACCCAGAAGCCGTGGATGACTGACCAGCACCAAGGGCTCTAGCTTGTGATAAATCACCAACATCAGTTGCATTCGCATCTGTTGCAAATGGAAATTTATCAATTGTACCTTCAATGATGCTGTTCGCGCCCCCGGAAGTATAACCAGATGCTGTACTTGATTGCCCTGTTGCATATCTCCTTGCTACCGTCAGATCACCAACGTCAGTTGCATTTGTATCAGAAGAGAAAGGAAATTTTTGAATTACATTGGTATATGGCGACACGAATCCGCCTGAACTATATCCAAATGTTGTGCTGGATTGGCCCGCGCCGCCTTCCTTTGCTAGCATCAAATCGCCTACGTCAGTTGCGTTTGTATCAGAAGCGAACGGAAATTTATCGATTACAGTTGAATAACCGCCTACATAAGAACCATCTGAAGTATATCCAGACACCTCGCTCGATTGACCTACAGTTTGATTTCTTGCTAATGTTAAATCGCCAACATCAGTTGCGTTGCCGTCAGCTGCAAATGGAAATTTGTCAATTACGTTGCTATCACCAGGCGTAGGCGGCATTGACGCATAGCCACCAGAAGTATAACCAGATACCTCTGAAGATTGACCTGCTGCTGCTCTTCTTGCTACCGTCAAATCACCAACATCTGTTGCATTTGCATCACTCACAAATGGAAACTTGTCGATAACATTTGAATACACTGTGCTATAACCACCAGAAGAATACCCGCTCGTAGATCCTTGAAAGGTAGCGCCTACATCTAAAGCAACAGCCTGCGTTAGTGGAAGATAGTACCCTCCTGCTACAGTACCGTCATAGATGTAAAGGTTAGAGCCTTCATAGTCAAAAGTTAGTGTACCATTAGCTGCATTTGAAGCTCGTGCTTCAGAAACATTTGCTAAAGCTACGTTAGCTAACCCTCCTGCAACTGCTAGCTCTCTTACTGAGATCTTCATATTTACTGGAAGAGGATCAGAGTTAGCAAGAGTTAGATTAGCGCTAGAGATACTATACGCATCTGGATGCTGTAATAGACCGTTAATATATACTAGTAGATTTTCTTTATACTCAACAGACTGAGGAAGAGAAAACACATTAGATAAAGAGTAGTAATCTGTAGAGGTGTAGGTACCTGTAGATTCTACTACTAAATACCCATTCATCTCTAAGTGAGACGCACACTGGTAAAAGTAAACTCCTGCATCACCTACAGAGGTATCCCAACTTAGTGTTGCACCGTCTGAAGCTCCCTGATTTAAAACACCTGCTACTGCGTCTTCTACTCCTACAGACGAGTTATACTTAATGTAGAGAGGGTGAGCACTGCCAGCATTATTAGTAATGCTAATAACATCACCTTCTTCAATATATACATTAGCATCATTACCAGATACAGCACCTGTCCTATCGTAACCTGAGCTTAATGTCCAGTCTGTCATTCCATTATTAGTTATAGCTAATGAATAGGCGTTAGAAGCATCAGTAGTAGTAGAAGTTGAGAACACAACTCCGTTGCCTGTAGCAGTGCCTCCGCCTGTACCAAAAGTAGTATTAGCATAGCTTGCATAAGAGCTCAGATTGCTTTGGACACTATCAACCTGAGTTTGCGAAGCAAAATCTGAAGTTTCTATGTCTGATGTGTCTATCTGAGATAAACGAAGTTTATTAAGTTCCATTCAAATCACCCTTGAAAAGCAAAAAAGCTAAAATATCTAATTTCTAAATTTGATCCGGCAGTAAGTGGTGCTGTGTTATTTAAATTTAGGTGAGTAGTGTTAGCGCTATAACGTGTAGGATCTTGTAACAATCCGTTGTAGCTGACTAGCACCATAGTCGTGTTTGCAACTGAAATTGATGTAGAAAATGAATTTGAACTTCCATCAATCGAAAAAACGTCTGACGTTGCATTAGCCATAACAGGAGTAACAGTTACTGTATGTGCTACATCGTCGGCTGAAATATCAATACCTTGACCACCCTCTACAATAACAGAAGAGTTAGACACTAGTGTAGTACCTACTGTTATATTAGTATTCCCATCGCTTCCAGTACCAAACTCTACAACCCCGTTAGAGGAGTTGTAGGTTAGTACATCGCCATCAGAGGCGTTTTGTGACTCTATGAGTCCAGGTTTTATACGTAATATTGACATAGCACCTCCTTAAGCTTGTGATTCTGTCCAGGTTAGTCGTGCTGAAGTTTGGTAAGGATCAGACGAACTAATGCTTGAAGTGTCAATAGGCTTAACAGCTATAGTAATCAAGTCAGGACCATTAGGGAACACCGAGTCTCCACCTAAAATAGAGTTACCTAAATCAGACACCTGAGATAAGTCTTGAGTAGTAGAAGTACCTGCACTGGCACGGAAAGAGTAAATTTCTTTACCACCAATAATATCGTCTCCTGCCTTGTGTGTTACTAGGTTAGATAACGAAGGAGAAGTAACATTTTCAAAATTTAAGTTGTTTAGATTGCCGTTAAGAATTAAAGCAACCTCTGAGTCGTGCGTTACAATAACTCCTGCCTCTTTAAGCTGTAGCTGCATTCGATTGATGATATCTCTAGCACCTAAGTTACCCGTAATAGAGTTGTCCACTGAAGGAGCAAGTCTGATAGAGATAAGAGGGATAAAGTTTTGTAGAGTTTCAGTATCGTCTCCTCCAGTTGAGGGGGCACCGATACTGACTGCTGTACCGCTCGATATGCTAGGGTAGTTGCTTGGACTATAAAACCCAGACTCTAAGAATATCTGCACTCTATAGTTGCTTCCGCTATAAAAAGCTCTATCAACTTTCTGGCCGTCAAGCTCCTCGTCTGCAGTGTACAAAGCTGTACCTGTAGAGAATTTGCTTGCGTCAGCAGTAGCAAAATCTAATGTTAAATACCAATCATAAGTACGTCTTTGTCTATTATAGTAGTAGCTTAATGACGAAGCTGCTGTTGTATTAGCAGAGTTAGACTCACCATTAGTAAAGGTTAGAGTCTCAGATGATCCTGTAAACTGATAAGCTTTATCATCATCAAATCTGCCATCCATAATAACAGAAGTACCCCAGTGAAATAGAGAAGGTACATAGCTTACAGGGCCTGTATTTTCTATTTCATACCTAGCAGGTACGTTACCTGATCTCATGTAGGCTTCTGTAATTCTATTATTATGTAAGAAAGAGTGTACATAGTTAACCCTGCCTTTTGTAGTTTTAAAGCCGAAGCGTACTTTACCTGCGCCGTACCATGAGTAGTCTATATAGGCCATTTGTATCTTTTTAATGTCAAGTACAAACCCACTAGGACCAGTACCGTCACATATATCTTCATTCCAAGCGCTTTGAGGTATACGAGTATCAACTGTTAGAGTAGCAATAATGTTGTCAGAATCTATACCTCTATAGGCTGGCTGTACGGTTAGTCTAGTATCAGAAGATATCTTTACTATCTTATACGTCATACCTCTTATAACTATCCTATCATTGACAGACAGCTGAGAAGTAAACCTAGTATTAGTACCTGTTATAACAGTACTTCTACTTCTAGCAGATATTCTACCGGGTATTTGTTGAGTAGAAGATCTTCTAACCGCATATAAATCAGAACCATCATACTCGAAGAATAGGCCATTTTGATCGTCAAATAAGCCTGCACGAACTGCAGAGTTTTCCCACCCTTCTACAGAATACTCAGGGAATCCGCCTGCTATAGAACCTGCAGGGTTAGAATCTGTTTGGTACGTTAAAGAGAACTCATCTGGAATAGACGCTATTGTATGTACTCCATTATATCCTTCAACTGTTGCTCCAGTGATTTCAACAGGTGAAGAGTTAGAGAGCCCATGAGGGTATTCAGTTACACCAGTAATCACATTAGCACTAGAAGTTAAAGATAAGAAAGGTCTAGGAGGATTAAAGTTAATAGCTAAAGATACTTGAATGCCCTTACCAGACTGATATCTAAAGTATTTTCGTGTCTGTCTAATAATCTGACTATCAGGAGAGGAGCCTGCTGTAATTTCTACTCCGCCATCAAAAGGTCTATGTTGGAATGTACCATCTGGACGAGTATAAATTTGAGTACCAATCATATAATGAGAATTAGTTACTTCTGCAGGCGCATCATTTGTCAGATACATCTCGATATCGTCAGTAATAGCAGCTACTGTAGCCTCTTGTATACTACCTGGAGTTGTAGAATTGTCCACATAAATAAAGCTATCTCCTGGCTTATAGTATCTCTTAAATAGAGTAACATCCCCAGTAACTTTATTTCCCGATACTCCAACATTACCTGTAGCAGGTACAAGACCATTAACTACGTTAGCCGTTAAGCTATGAGCTCCTAAAGCTGCATTACTAAGCTCTATAACATCTCCTGACGAAGCAGAAGCTGTATTAGAGGCTAGTTGAAAATATACGTCATCTAACACATAAGCATAATAGACAGATCCATTTTCAAGACCCCCTACATTACTCTGTCCTGAAGCAGCTTCATACACTAAAGGTGTGCCAGATAGTAGATTATGTCCCGTAGGTATATTAATAGAGTAGTCGCTAGTACTGACTGCAATATTAGCATTAAATAGAATCTCTTTAGGTGATGCTTCAAAAGGTACCTCAATCGTAAGACTGTCATCGCTGGGGGTATCGGTAATAGTATAGGTCCCATCAAGTATGCCAAATCCTGCAGCGCCTGAAAGAGCAAAACTAGTGTTCGGGGTTCCTGCGTCTGTAAAATTATACTCTGCTCCAGAGGAAGTTTTAAGTCCTATTCTATCATTGTTTACAATATTAAAAGATACAGTGTCACCAGCTGAAAGGTTAGGGTTAAGAAACTGATCATTTAAATTTTGTGCCATGTCAGAGATTAAACTTTCTACTTCTGTAGTAGTATAATATCCATTATGGTTCTTTTGAATAATAAAGTTATACTCTAAGTAATCCTCCCCAGTTCCGTATAGTTGTTGAGCAGAAGGGTTTTGGATAGTAAAATCATTAGTTCCTGGTTGCCAATCTTCATTCCAGAAACGTATCTTGGCTATAACGCCTGAGCGAGTGCTATACAACAGTCTAGTATATTGAGCTTCATAGTACCAGTTAGTACCTGATAAATTTGTTCTGTTAATAGAGGTAAAAGTCTCAGAACTTTGATTGTAGATATAAGTATACCAACGGAAATCGGTAAGAGCGTCTTTAGGAGGAGCAGCTGCCCAAGAATAAAAGTCTACCTGCTTATTTCTTTCCCATGCCACACTAGACTTAGCATTATACCCCAGCCCTTCAGCAGTAGTACCTTTAAGAAGGTCCTCTACATTACCTGTAGCCCAGTTTCTGTCAGCAGCACTTTGGTTATAGCTAAAAGCGCTTAAACCAGGATGATTTACATAACCCTGGTTTAAACGTAAGTAACTACTATTTAAAATATAAGGGAAGCTCTGGCCATATCTAATAGGATAGTAATACGCTGAGCCATCTAAAATTGTAGATACAGGAGTTCCAACTCCACTATAACTGTCAATCCAAGCTTGTAAGGTGCTGTCTAGTATATCTGTCATTTCTGTCATATTAGTGGTACTGTCTAGAACTTTAGCTCCAGACTCAGTAGCAGGTACAGCGCCAGTAGTAGTGACAGTAGCAGTATCTCCCACAGATATGCCGTGCGAAGGGATGTATAGAGTATTTTTTGTAGTATTAGTGACATTAGCTGTGACAGACATAGTATTGCTGTCTGCACCATACCCTACTCTACCTAGTCTAGTGTTGCCCCCTGCGTAGGTTAGCTTAATTCTTTGCTTAGAGATAGCATCTACAGTGTAGTTTGTGTTACCTGGTACATTAGTGTAAGAATTATCATAGTTAGTGGAATAATTATTAGTGGCTGTCCAAGTAGGGTACCAAAGATTAGTAGATGAGTCCGTAATAAGAGTATCACCTGTCTCCCAGTTAGCGTTAGGAAAGTATAAAGTGTCTGCTTCTTCGTCTTCTTTAAGCGGAATTAAAAAATATCTATAGTTTAATAGAGATGAGTTTGACCAATTTGAGCTTGTATACTGACCAACATTATAAAGACTAAAGAAGCCTCTAGAATATGAATCGTTGGCTCTAGAGCTTTTAGCCCAGTTGTACCCTATACCTGAGTAACGAGTTACGTCTTCTATAAAGTTTTTATCGTCAGCAATATTATTAGAGTCGTACATAGCAGGACTACCAAGATAGGTATCTGAATTGCTCATATACCCTGAGTCGTCCCAAGGGTAGTACCAACCGTATCTACGTATAGTTGACCATACGTTCCTACCATCATTAGAAGCGAGCACAAAATAATCAGGACGACCACCCATTAAGCCTACATAACCGCCTTCAGAGTTGTTCACAAAAGAGGCATCATAAAGATCCCAACCAGATCCTCTAGCATACCTGTGACCTTTTGTATACATGAGAGTATAATATTGATATCTCTGAGCATAGTAGTAGGACAACCAGTAAGAAAGTATAAACTGACCCCTACCAAAATTATAAGTGCCTTCGCTAGTTAAGTTTATAGCAGTGTCCATAGAAGGTACACCTGAACCTGACGTATCATTGTTAGCTAGCTTAAAGCTGGTCCCATTTATAACATCTCTTACAAAATATATTTTCATTGGAGTTAGGCCCCCAATAGGAGAATCTCCGTTAGATGGTACGTATAGTAAGGCATCGCCGTCTTTTAACTTATGTCCATCCCACAAAATTCTGTCTGTAGTAGTATCAACATTGGTGGCATCTACTTTTTTGTAATACATGCCTCTAAGCTGTTTAGTTTCTGTTTGAGTTAGATCAGCATCTAAAGGAGTAGTTAAAGAATTTTGAAAGTCTACATAAGGACGCCCATCAGGAGCTGTAGCTGTGTTCTGTGTTACAGTTAACTTTTTAGGTGCAATAGTATTTAGTAAGTATATATTAGAGCCTGATTGAAGACCGTGCGCTTCGGGTGTAGAAATTGTAAGTGTGCTATTTTCAGAAGCGTCTGACGTAATGCCGGGATCGGTGTTATAGTCTATTTGAGAGCCGATATAAAACTGACCAGGGTCAATAGTAGTATAAGGACCGTTTATTTTTCCGGTAAAGTTTTGCGTACCTTTTGCTTTATATGTAAAGGTAAAATCGTCAATAACTGAAGTAATTAAGTATTTGCCTTCTGCATTTTTAGCACTCAAACCTTGTATTAAGAATGGCGAGCCTGTTACAAGACCATGAGGCTCATTAAATGAACAAGTAATAGCATTAGACCCACTAATAGAGTCTATCCTGTTTATGCCTCTTATACCTCCATCAGTGCCAGAAGCATAGAAAGAAGGTATATTACCAGACAGCTCGAGAGTCTCCCACTTTGTACTTTGTAGTCCGTACTCAAAGTCTGTATCAATTAAGTTTTCAGGATTAGATACTCTAAATTTGTTAACAGGGTCTAGAAGCTCGTCTGTAACATTTACAGAGTTGTCCCCATCAACAAATATTTGAAGTTTAGTATTACTAGACAAAGAAGAGATATCTTGATCTAATACAATAGATGTTTTTTCTGTTTGATTATTATACGTAACTGCACTAAACCCTTTGTTAGGGTCTGCAAAATTATAAATGATGGTGCCAGAATCTACGTCTGTAATTAATTGAATATTCTCAGCAAAAACGTTACCCGGAATTATTACCGTGTTTGATGCTGTTTCTAACTCATAGCCTAATACTAAATTTTTAGCCATGAAACTCTCCTTTATCCTAGTGCGACAGCATATGCTATCGCTGTGGCGTCTGTTATACCACCATCTGCTTCTGTTTTTACTGTTGAACCAGCTACTGTAGTTCCTGCAGGAAGATTAACTGCGCTTCCTGTAGCGCTAATGTCTGCGCCACCTAAATGAATAGTAGACCCAGACAAATATAAGTGTCTCCAACGTCTATCACTATGCCCTAGATCGTACGACACATTTGCGGAAGGAACCCAGTCTCTCCCTATAACGTCTAAGCTAACTCTAAACTGTTCGTATGTAGTTGCCATATTAAATCTCTCCTAGTATCCAACCGTGATCGGTATTAAAATATACTAATGTGAGAGCCGCTCTGCTAGTAGAAATAGTCATATCTCCTGCGTCTCCCATTATTTTGTAACCACCGCTGTTTAACGTAATAGGGTTAGTAGTCGCTGACCCCGTAGCATCTATTACTTTTACTTTCATGCCTA